GCTACATGTGCTCACACTTATCGGATGTTTAATAGTTAGCGATAATCCTTAGGGGGATTAGCTCAGCTGGGAGAGCACCTGCTTTGCAAGCAGGGGGTCGTCGGTTCGATCCCGTCATCCTCCACCACCCTCGAAGTTAGGCTTGGCTAATTTGGGCTAAACAGCTCTGTAAGCCACAGCATCATTGAGGATTGTCTTTAACGAAACATCATCGGCTGTTAGGAACGGTCATTTGAGGTTATCTATTTTCAGGGTATATTTGCAACGAATATACCCCGTCAATGAAAGGATACCCCAAAGTGCTCACAGACCGCTCAATCAAAGGCTTTAAGCCAAATCCCAACAAACAATTTAAGAAGTACGACGGCGATGGTCTATTTATGATCGTCACCCCAGCTGGAGGCAAACTCTGGCGTTTTCGCTATCTCCTCAATCAAAAAGATAATACCATCGCTTTGGGAAAATATCCTGAAGTGAGTCTCCTTGACGCGCGTCTCAAACGAGACGATTGCGCTCGTCTCATCGCAGAAGGTAAAGACCCTGCCGATTACAAAAAATCCCACTTTAAGTTTGATCCCTCAGATGTCAGCGATGCACCGAGCTTTGAAGCGGTAGCATTGGAATGGTTTGAAAAGAACCGTAGCAATTGGTCAGAAGGCTATGCCTTTCGTACCAGACGCATCATTTTTGAAGACCTTGCTGCCAAACTCCACAAACCCATCAACCAAATCGAATCACCCGATGTGCTGCATTGCCTTGACTCAATTGATGACCGAGGCACCACAGAGACCGCCATTCGCGCCCGTGCGCTGGCCAGTCGCATCTTCCGTTACGGTGTCGCACGTGGCTATTGTAAAACCGACCCAGCCGCAGTATTGGTCGGTGCCATCATTCCCAAGCCTGTGGTCAGTATGGCCGCCATCATTGAACCCAAGGCGGTTGGCCGCTTGCTGCGCAACATCAGCAAGTATGATGGGTTTATCGTGCGCCACTATCTGCGTTTTGTGGCTTATGTGTTTTTGCGCCCGACTGAGGCACGCTTGTTGGAGTGGACAGAGATTGACTGGGACAAGAAACTGATTGAAATCCCCGCCGAGAAGATGAAAATGGGGCTACCCCTACTCGTGCCCATGTCGGATCAAGTCATTGCTTTGCTCACCGCCATGAAAGCTGTGACAGGTCGCTACAAATACGTGTTTGCCTCAAAGGTCAAAGCCAATCGTTCGATTTCGGATGCCACCGCCCTTAAAGCGCTGCGCTTGATGGGCTACAAAGCCGATGAGATTGTGGTGCATGGTTTTCGTTCGACGGCATCGACCAACTTGTATGAGTCAAGACTCTGGCGTGGTGAAGTCATTGAACGACAACTCGCGCACGTCGAGAAAAACAAAGTGACCAAAGCCTATAACCGAGCGTTGTACATTGAAGAACGTACCGAAATGATGCAATGGTATGCCAACTACTTAGATGACTTGATGGCAGACCAAGTTAAATCTGCTGAACCGAAATCCGTGCCTATTGAACCTCAGACGGTTGTGGATGAGCCCAGCTTGGCCGAAATCAAAGAACGCGCCGAGTTAGCGCGCTTGACCGCCAAATACATGGCGGGTGTGTCACAGCCTCAGCCAGTCGCCGAAGTTGTGTGAGCGGGTTTACAGCGGTGTGTCTTTCAAATACTGGCGCCATTCCGACCAGTCATACAAGCCCATTGGGTTGGGTTTGGGGGCATCGGGATGGCTATTGCGAAACAGTTTGAGTTTGGACACGCTGCACCCGAGTTTGACTGCCAAATCTTTTAACTGCAAGTAAGGCTCATTCAATGGGTTGCTTTGTGCGACGATTTCCTTTTGTAAGGCCTCAATCTTTAAAATCAACGGTTCAATCGCTTCAGTCACACTCAAACGCACGGCATGAATGATGGCTTGTTCAATGCTGTTCATGTTCTAACCTCCTTAGAAAATCATTGATTCGTTGACCAATCCAACGTATGACGGGCACGGCCATGGAGTTGCCCAAGGCGATGTAGCGCGGTGTGTCTTTTGCGGGACCACCACGGTAGGGAACTTGGGTATAGTGGTCGGGAAAGCCTTGTAAGCGTTCGCACTCCACAGGCATCAAACGCCGCACTTCATACTGATGGCATACGGCCACTTTTTCTGCGCTGGTGGTCAGAGTCGGCGTGAGTTCTTCAAACACAGGCATACTGATGGCCGCCCCTGCATTGGATTGAAACGAGACCACGTGCATTTGGGCGCTGGCCAACAAAGTCGGAGCGGGCTTGTCAATCACCATGCTTGAACGATTGTGTGGGTTGGTGATTTGTGTCAAGTCAAAGGCCACCGCGTGACGGTCTGCGCTGGTCAAAGTGGGTGATAGGCCATCTTGTCCGACACCCAAGCCATTCCCGCCATGTTGCGGGGCTCGATCAATGATGTTGCCACTGATGGCGACGACATCGGCCACCAGAGTCTCCGAACCCAAGCCATTGGCTCCACCGGATGCCCGCAGTGTGCCGGCCACATTGGCTGGGCTAAATTGCGCAAAACCACTTTCGCTAAATGCTGGTGTCACTGCGGTACTGCTTGGTGTACCACGCTCGATAGCGCCTGTAACAGAAGATTTGGCAGTCTCTTGCCGCGTGTCACGGCTCGGCGCAAAATCCCGGCGCAGGCGGTGGTGCTCAAATAGTATTTGCGTGGGATCGATGTCGGTACGAGCACTTGCGATAAGAAAGACACGCTCGCGTCGTTGTGCCACGCCGAAATATTGGGCATCAAGAACCCGCCACGCGATGGTACGTTGGTGTCCATACACACAACCAGATTTTGTCCAGCGTGTCCCTGAAGGCTGCAATTCACAGCTGGCCCCAGCCAACGCCCCCAAAAAACAGCCAAAGGCGTTGTCTTTGGTGTTGAGCACGCCAGGGACATTTTCCCAGACGGCAATGGCTGGGGCTTGGTGGCGGGTGTGTCTAACAAGGTCAATTGCATCTAAAATCTCCACATAGGTGAGGGTTAAATTGCCACGGGCGTCTTGCAGGCTTTCTCGATTGCCTGCGACACTGAACGCTTGACAGGGTGTGCCACCCACCAACACATCTGGTGCAGCGGCTTCGCCTTTCAAAATCCGTGTGGGCAGTGTCGTCATATCGCCGTGGTTGACCACGTGGGGGTAATGCTCTGTCAATACGGCACAGGCAAAGGGATTGATTTCGCTGAACCACGCCGCTTGCCAACCCAAGGGCTGCCATGCCACCGTGGCCGCTTCAATGCCGCTACACACCGAGCCATATTGCATCGCTTGGGCCGCCATGACTACAGTCCCCCCACCAAATACTCAAGCGCTGCGGTGTCTCGGCTGTACCCATGCTGATGCGCAAAGATAATGAGCTGGCGCAGTTCTTCTTGCAAATGCGCGGGCAACTCTGCAACGGGGCGCGATAAGTCCACTGGATGGGTTTTGGGGGCATGGGTGCGTGTGACAGGGGGGCTCTCTTTCAACCACTGGGCTGAGACACTCTGCACTTGGCTGGCGGCTTGTTTCATAGCCAGTGCCTCCTTGTGTGCACCGATGCGCACACTGACCAACGCCGCAAAGTCGTCACAGGCTTTGCTGGCAATGTGGGCCAAATCGCCAAACAAAAACCGATAATCGTTAAAGTCCGCCAAATGAGCCAAGTTGGCCTGAATGATGCGAGCCTTGCCGTCAGCCTCGATTTTGAGGCGAGCCAACTCGTCAGACAGCGCACTTTGCATACTCGCTGTGCTCTTCTTGCCTTTGATCACCTCCGCAAACCGCACCGCAATCGGCGGCAATGCCGCACCCGCCAGTTGGGCATTCCAATCAAACACGTGGGCATTAAAGGCTTGTTGGGCTTTGACAATCAGATTGGTTTTGAGGGCATCCTTTTGTGATTTGACCAAACGCTCCAAGGTCAGGCGTTTGTTGCGCAGTGTCGCCGAAATGTGGTCTATGGTGCGAAACAGCTCATCAATGCTGGCGGTTTGTGCCAGTGCCGCGTCTTTGACCAGCACCAGCTTGTCTTCAGCCTCTTTACAAAACTTGACTGACTTCTCTGCTTGCGCAAAATCATCGTCTGTCTTTAAGTCGGTGTTGATGCCTGAAATGAAAGACTCGGCAGCCTTTTGATAAGCGGCGAGATTGCTCGATTTGACTGTGCCAATCAGCTCCAAGCTCAAGGCAGGCAGCGCCACAATTTCGGTGGTCTGTGGCACGCTGGCGGGTGCTACTGGCACATAGTCGGCCAAGTCTTTCTCAAATTGCAGCCAGCCATCGGCGATTTGCTGGGCCAGTCCTAAGTCCGACTCATACCAGAACACCACCTTGTCCACGAAGTTGTCTTGTTTGTCCCAATCAGAAGCCACAAACAAGCAGCGTTTCGCCCCTGATACCATCATTTGTTGCTCCATTTGGATTTTGTATTCCATCGGCAACTCTGCGGCAGAGCGACAGGCCTTTAAGGTCTGATTGAGCATTTTGTGCTCAAAACACACACGCTCATCCATGGGCAAGCCATCGAATGAGGCGCTGAGCTTGCCATCGACACCCACGCAAGGGTAGAGCTTCTCGCCGACAATGCCCTCGGCAATGTGCTGGCGTGCCAAGGCCTCGAAACGGTGGCCTTTGTCGAACAGCTTTTGTGTGAACGCATCAAACTCGGGTTTGAGTCCTGTCGCGTATTCGTGTAGTAAGGCGGTGCGGGTCTTCTGTGACGACTGAGCCATCATGGCGGGCGCATCACTGGCATTCCAGTGGGTTAAGCGGTGCTTGTGCCATTCGGGCGTGCCTTGGGTGAGGTTAATGGTTTGCATGAGTGGGTTCTCCTAATGCGGCCAGTGCCGCCAGTTGTGATTCGGTGAGGGTGTAGGTGGTTTCGAGCTTGTGGCGAATGCTGTGGCTGGTTTGACCATGGGTAATGAGACTGGCCCAAGCGGGCAGGCTTTGGTCAAACAGGTCTTGTGGATAGAGGGGCTTGTCTGGTGCGGTTGTGGTGGCAGCAGCAGGTGTTTCATGGACATGGGTGGCCACGTCAAGCTGATTGCGTGGATTCAATTCTGCTTGATGCCACAGGCTTAAGGCGGCACCGAATCGCATGGCTGCGTTGCGCAGCGCGTCGCCGATGGTCTCTTTGATGGCGTTGCCACCGACCTTGCCATCGGCGTGGCCGTAACCCAAGCGGGTCATGCCACAGACGGTCAATTTGATCCAAAGGCCGCCATAAGCATCAAACCGAGGCGTACCATCTTCATGAGCGGCCAGTGGTCGCCAATCCCACAGCGGGTCAACGGCCAACAAGCGTTTAGTCAATGCCGCATGGCCGACGTATTGAATGTGCTGAGCGGGTTGGCCGTGATGGCCGCCACAAGTCTCGCAATACTCGGCGGGTGCATTGGCATGGAGGGGTTTGGCCAGCAGCTTGATGTCCTCAGACGCAAAGGCATCTGATAACTGGCGCAATTGGTTGATGGCCGGCTTCATGCCTCGCCTCGGGGGACGTTAAAACGGGATGGACTGGTGAAGCGTCCAGCAAAAGAAGTTAAAAGCATGAATGGTCCTATCTGAAATCATGAGAAGCCAGATAGTAAAGCAATGCTTTTAATAAAGTCAAGCAAATATGGTTTATTCGCTTTATTAATCGTGCGCACAAAAAAAGCCGCTGAACAAACGTTCGGCGGCTTTTTTGTTATCGCTGCGTGTGGACGTACTGCTTGAGTGTCGCTACTGCGGTGTCGTACAGACTGGCAGGAATGTCCTTGTACGTCTTGGCGCCTGTGGCTTGGCTGATCTTCTCAAACAGCAGGGCTTGTGTGTCTTTGCAGCCGTTGTGGTGGCTGAGCAAAGTAATGCCTCTGACGATGGTACGAAGATTGCAGGCCTGTTTGTTGCTGATGACGGGCGGGTGCTCGATGGTTATGATCGCTTTTAAATCAATGTACGCATTGATAATCAAGTCGCCTGCCACAGTGATGTGATGAATTTGCATATTGTTATTGCCATCCCCACTGATTCTTTGCTGCTTGTCTGTCATCTATTGACTTCTCCTTTCATTTGCCGATGGTGATGTGGCCCATTTGGGTGTTGGTATTGTGATTCCCCTCAATGGTCTGTACATGGCTCGGCGGGTTGACTGCGGGTCGCTCATCGACTTTGCAGAATAATAAAAACATTTTAACGAATTGCTCAGAATCCAAATTGCCAACCGCTTGAGCGGCGGCATAGGCCTGAGCGGCAGCCTGCTTGGCCGTTTCAACAGGAATGCCCTGTCCGCTCATCACTGGGGCGGTGCTGTCCATGCCTGTGTGGTTTTGGTTGTTGATCAGCCACTCCAGACTCACATCGAGTGCCTGAGCGATGGCCGACAACCAGCCCTTATCTATTCGTCCTGTGGTAATCCAGCCACGCATCGCTTGGCTGCTCGGTGGTTTCACACCGAGAATCGCCCCTATTTTCTTGCCCATGGTGGTGCGCTTCATGTCTTTTTGCTTGAGTACCGCGTCGATTTTGTCGCCAATGTGCATGTCATGCTCCATTTATAAAGTGTTACTTGATTTTTGACAGTGTAGCGCACAAACAAAAAACAATCAATGTTTTATAAATTCGGTTATTGGTTGACTTAATAAAAGCATTGCTTTACTATTTGCAACAAATCACGGACAGGAGGTGACATGAGTCACAAGCAAAAAACGGTGGTCAATGAGGTGATTGCTGTGTTTGGCACAGCGGTCAAGTTGGCCAAAGCATTGAACATCACGGCACAGGCCATTCATTGTTGGAAAAGCAAAGGCGAAATTCCAAGGGCTCGTTGTATTGAAATTGAAAAAGCCACAGGCATCGCTTGCGAGCGTCTGAACCCCTCGATTGATTGGTCTTATTTGCGTCGAGAGGGTCCCGCCAGAAACTAAGGGAAGCGGATTATCCACGAAGTTTCACAAAAAGTCACTTAAAAATCGAATAAAAGCCTAAAAAAGGATGTCATGAGTCGCAACGAAACCATTTTAAAGCATTTGCAACGGGGCCAGTCCATCACCAACATGGCGGCCAGCCGTTTGTACCACATCACCAGTTTGCAAGAGGCCATCCGTGACCTGCGAGCGGCGGGGCACGTCATTCTCACGCAGATGGAGTTCCGCAATGGCAAACGCTATGGCCGCTATGTGCTGGTGGGTGAACCCGTATGAGCGTCAAGGTGATGTCCGCCGTGTTTGAGCGCTACCCCAATGGCGGTGGCGAAATGCTGCTGGCGTTGGCCTTGGCCGACCACGCCCATGACGATGGCACACGGGTGTTTCCCAAGGTGGAAACACTGGCCGAGAAAACCCGTCAATCCGTGCGCAGTGTGCAGTATCAGTTGCGCGGGATGGAGGCCTCTGGCTGGTTGATTTTGGTGAATAAAGGCAACGGCGGGCGCAGCTACACCCGAGAGTACTGTATTTGCAGCGATTGGCTAAACGGTGCAGAAATTGCACCGTTAAAAAAGGAGGCTGCGGAAGAGGATAAAGGGTGCAATTTGGAACATAAAGGGTGCAATCTGACGCATAAAGGGTGCAAAACAGAGCATGAAAGGGTGCAAACCGTTGCACCCGCATATAACCATCATGAATCATCAGTAACCATCAAAGAAACATCAACGCGCAAAAAACGCTCACCGTCGGCCACACCCTCCAAGCAAAAAAACAAAGCCGCACTGACCGTGGATGATTTGGTCGCCCTTGGTGTGAACGAGCAGGTGGCCATCGACTGGTTCGCCGTTCGGCGCGACAAGGGCAGCAAAACCCTGACCGTCACCGCCTTGAATGCGGTGGTACGAGAGGCGGCACAGGCACAACTGAGCCTGTCTGACGCCATCAAAGTCTCGATAGAGGCCAACTGGATTGGCTTTCGGGCAACGTGGTATGCCAGCCGCAACAAGGCCAGTCAATCCGCGTTTGCCGCCAGCAACCCAGCACAGAATCCCCGTGATTACAGGAAAGGTATTGGTTCCGATGGACGTTTTTAAACCACATCCGCAGCTTGCTCAGCATCAAAAACTCCGTGAGGTCAAGCGGGTTTGTCCGACCCACGGTGCGTATGTCGCAGGCGTGTATCGCTGGGGCGAAATGAACTGCAAGGCCTGCCATGAGGCCGCCCTGCGTGCCTCCGACAAAATCGAGCGCGACAGCCAACGCTTGGTCAGCATGGCCGAGCGGACTCGGCAAGCGCTGAATGCCGCGCACATCCCTGAGCGATTTGAAAACCGCTTTTTGTCCAACTACCAGCCGAGTTGTGAGGCATCGGCCTATGCGCTATCTGCCGCACAGCGGTATGCACAGGAGTTTGATGAACCGCAAGCCAAAGGGCGCAGCTTGATTTTCTGCGGCAACGTCGGTAATGGCAAAACCCATCTGGCCATCGGCATTGCCCATGAGCTGATTTTGCAACGGCGTTATCCGCTGTTTGTGTCGGTGCTCAACGCGGTGCGACACGTCAAAGACACATGGCGCAAAGACAGCCCGAGAAGTGAATCACAGGCCATCCGTGACTTCATTGAGCCGGACTTGTTGATTTTGGATGAAGTGGGTGTGCAGTTTGGCTCTGATACCGAAAAGCTCATCCTGTTCGACATCATCAATGGCCGCTACAACCGCAAAAAGTCCACCATCGTGCTGAGCAATTTGATGGTCAATGAATTGTCTGCCTACCTTGATGAGCGGGTGATTGACCGCTTGCGTGAGGGCGGTGGCATAGCCGTGCCGTTTACTTGGGCCTCTTACCGTGGCTGAGGTTTGGGGATTGAATATGAGTCGAGATGCCATGCACTGGGCCAGACATGCGACGACTCGCTCAGCCTTGCTCAATGTGATTGCAGGCTATCAGCGCCGTGATGCTCGATTTGAGCGGGTGGTCGATGCCCACCTCAAAGCAGGGCGGCTGTGCTGGGACGACGGCGTACTCAAAGTGGGGCAGTCGAATACCACCCATCACATCACCACGCCCTCTGGGCACACACACCATCTGTGAGACAACCATGATTCATAAAAAACAATTCATTGTGGTCAACGACGCCATTCGTGAGCGAGCGATAGCTGCACTTCAAGCCTTGCCACTCGGCATGGCGGTGCTCATGCAGGACACCACGCGCACCTTGGCACAAAACGCCGCCTTGTGGCCTGCCTTGCGCGATGTGGCCGAACAGGTGCTGTGGTGTGGCAAGCCACGCACCAAAGAACAATGGAAAGACATTTTTACAGGTTCATTTTTTCAGAGCGAATACGTGCCCAACATCGACGGCACGGGTGTGATTGCTTTGGGGCTTAAAACCAGCCTGTTGAGTAAGAAAGAGTTTGCTGAATTGCTTGAATACATCTATGCGTTTGGTGCCAACCATCAGGTGGAATTTAGACGAGACCGTGCTTATTGGCTGGCTTACTACCATCGACTGACCCAACCGAAGCGAGCCGCACATGCTTGAGAACACCATTGATGCAGCACAGGACTCATTCTACAGCCATGAGGCAGGCATTCACCTGTACCAGATGGACTGCATGGCTTACATGGCGCAGTTTCCCGATGGCTATTTTGATTTGGCGATTGTTGATCCGCCGTATGGCTTGCCCAAGAGTGCCAGCCAAGGGCGAGGGCGACTCAAATCGCGCTTGCTCAACACGGGCAACATTGGCCGTTGGGATGTGAAGCCAAGCCCTGCTTATTTCAAAGAGCTGTTTCGGGTCTCCAAGCAACAAATCATTTGGGGCGGCAACTACTTTGACTTGCAACCGACACGGTGTGTGATTGCATGGGACAAGTGCCAACCATGGCCGAACTTTAGCCAAGTCGAATTGGGCTGGACATCATTCAACAAGCCCGCCCCCTTGTTCAAATGCAGCAACCGCAGGGGCAAGAAAATACACCCGACCCAAAAACCGATCGAGTTGTACGAGTGGCAACTCCAAAAATTCGCCAAACCGGGTGACAAAATTCTCGACACCCATCTGGGCAGTGCTTCGAGCGCCATTGCAGCTTACAAGCTCGGCTTTGAGTTTCATGGCACCGAGTTGGACGAGACCTACTTTAAAGCCAGCGTTGAGCGATTCAAACAAGCCGTTCAACAAATCAACCTTTTTGAAAGAATGGAATGGACGCCTCCCCCTAACGGGCGAGGTCGATGATATTTGAGAACTGAAAAAGGTTCTCACTGTCAACGGCATCAAAGTGCCAAAATGGAGTTTCAAAACATACCATTTGAGACAGGAGAACCCGAAATGAATACTACCGTATATGGCATTGATATTGCAAAAAATGTATTTCAGTTGCATACCGTTGATATGACAACGGGCGAAGTGGTGAACAGACAAGTGAAGCGAGCCGTATTTTTAGAGCAGTTCGTCAACCTTGAGCCATGTTTAATTGGCATGGAAGCATGTGGTGGTGCGCAGCATTGGGCACGTAAGCTGACCGACATGGGTCACGAAGTCAGATTGATGTCAGGCAAGTTTGTCAAAGCCTTTGTCAATGGCAACAAAAGCGATGCAGCTGATGCACGGGGGATTTGGGTTGCTGTTCAACAGCATGGCACAAAGGTTATTGCGGTTAAAACTGAAGAGCAACAAGCAGTACTGGCTTTACATCGAATGAGGTCACAACTGATTAAGTTTCGTACGATGCAGGTAAATGCTCTTCGTGGTTTGCTGACTGAATACGGTGAGGTCATGGGAGTGGGTCGAGCCTCACTCAATCGCGCCATGAATGATGTGCTGGCAAGGTTAAACGAGCGTTTGCCAGCGATGTTGATTGACACGTTACGCGAGCAATATGCTCGACTAACACAACTCGACGAAGAGATTGCACAGATTGAAAGACGTTTGAACGATTGGAAGAAAGAGAGTCCAGCCTGTAAAGCCATCGCCGAAATACCTGGCGTGGGATTGCTTACTGCGACAGCGGCAGTCGCCACAATGGGCAACCCCAAAGCATTCAAGTCGGGGGCTGAGTTTGCGGCATTTTTAGGTTTGGTGCCCAGTCATACGGGTACAGGTGGCAAAGTTAGGCAGTTGGGCATGAGTGGTCGTGGCGACACGTATTTGCGAACGCTGCTGATACATGGTGCACGATCAGTGTTGACCCACGCTAAGCAGCCGACGATTTGGGTTGAGCAGATCAGTAAACGCAGACCCAAGAACGTGGTTGCAGTGGCATTGGCCAACAAAATGGCCCGAACGATTTGGGCGTTGTTGGCACATGACAGGCAATATCAGAAGGATTTTATCAGTGTCAAGCCAGTATAAAGGCTTTGGCGCAAACAACGCGCTCCTTGGTCTTTTACAAACCAAAAGACCAAGGTTTGATTAACAACTTTTAAAAGGATTGGCACGTCAAGCGTTACGCAAGCAACAAAAGAATGGGTATATAGGTTAGACCGTGATTCACCAAGCCTGAATGGTTGGCGGGGCATAAGCCCGTTGAAAGAATGAGGCGTGAATCAGCGAATTTCCATTGGAGTCCGCAGAAATCGTATCTTGTTATTCTGCAATAAGACTGGATATAGATTTGCGACCAACCTGCCATAAACATTCAATTTGTTCTTGCTTAACTGGAGGCGTCCATATAGCCAGCCATGAGCCACTACCGAAACGAGAAACTGCGCCGCGCGGTCGCCAGCTTGCCTTGTCAGGCAGAGGATTGCGGCATTGAGGGGCAAACACAAGCGAGTCACTCCAATCAATTGCGCGATGGCAAAGGCATGGGCATCAAAGCACACGACTACCGATTGGCCGCTTTGTGTGTGGCGTGCCACCAGCAGATTGACCAAGGCCGTGACTTGAGTCGGTCAGAGCGTCAGGAGCGTTGGGATGAGGCGCACCGCCGAACCATCGGCTTGTTGTTTGAGCGTGGGTTGGTGGTGGTCAAGTGATGAAATTAGTAACAAACACAGGAGGTGAATTATGGCTGTGATCCAAAAGAGCATCAAACAAGACCGCTTGTTTCGTGAGGTGGGTAAAACCCTGCGGGCAGTGCGCCACCACTTGAAATATTCATTGGATGAGGTAGCTGTCGGTACAGGACTCAACAAGTCCAAAATCAGTGAGATGGAAACCAATCAAGTGCCCATCAATCTATATGCCTTTGATGCACTGTCTAATTTTTATGGGGTATCAATGGACTACTTGGTGGGGCGTTCGTCAGAACCTTCTGAGTTGCGCAGTGCCGCCACCTACACCAAAATTTTCAAAGACACGCTCATGGGGCATTTGAATGCCATAGCAGTGATGTCGGCCAGTGCCATTGTCAACTCACGCGAGGGAGCCGAGTCTGCTTTGGCTTATAAAGCCGAATGTGAGCGACTGATTGCGGCATTCAATCGGTTTGTCGAACTCAATCCAGAGTTTGAAGACATGCGTGGTGGCGCATCGTTGGCTGCCAAGATAGAGCAATTGCGTACACAGGTCAATCGACACAACCACGAAGAGGTCAAACTCAAAGTGTCCTCCAATCCCTCGGACTGGGTGCGCTCGATTGGTGTCACCAAACAGGCACTGTCTCAACTCGATGGCGGTTTGAGCGATAACGATTTATTGATTGTCAGTCACGCGTTGAGCAAGGCTGCCAATCAGAGCAACGGCACAGGCTCGTTGTTTGAGGAGGTGGGCAGTGAGTGAGCATAGAGACAAAACAATCACCAAGACCACTAAACCACGTAAGCCAAGGGTCGCCAAGAAACCCACCAGCGAAGCGATGAAGCGTCACCTCAATCAAGTGCGTGTGACTGCACCCAAGGGAAACAACTATGCTAATGGTCATGGTCGCCCCACCTTGTATCAGCCTGAGTATGTGGCCGCCATACTCAAGTATTTTGATGAGGGTTGGCATCGTTGCTTAGAGGTGGGAGAAGATGCCCAAGAGAATACCAAAATCGTTGCCACTGACTTTGTGACGTTCAATGGTTTTGCTCGCACCATTGGTGTGAACGAAACCACGCTCAGAGCTTGGGCTCAAGCGGTTCATGAGGATGGCACACTCAAATATACAGAGTTTTCCCACGCTTACAGCCTATGCAAAGACATTCAGATTGACTTGGTGATTCGCGGCGGATTGACAGGGGCGTACAAAAGTGGATTTGCCACCTTGGCAGCCATGAACATCGCTGGTTGGAAAACCCAAGCCGAGACCACCAACGAGCACCACCACACAGGTGAGTCGGTTGAGCGTTTGCGCAAAATCACCGAAGAGAATCAACGCAAATCACAAGAGATGATGAGTCGAGTGGTGCAGCGACGTGAGGATGCTCAAACACCGAACAGCAAAGGCCAAGCCTAACCAGTGAGTCCCAATCTGCTGAATGATCCACGTTATGAGCGGTTTGTTGAGCTGTTTCAGAACGACCCGCTCGGCTTTGTCATGGGTGTGTGTGGCAGCTTGGTCAGTGATGACCAGCGCGAGTTACTCGAAGCGATTAAGCCCAACACCGCCCGCGTCTCGGTGGTGTCGGGCACAGGGACGGGAAAAACCAATATGTATGGCCGCATTGCGCTGTGGCACATGCTGTGTTTCCCTGTGGCGTATTACGATGGCAAGTACGAAATCGGCAGCAACACCTACATTGGTGCGGCCAAGGTCGAGCAGGTTGCTGAAGGTGTGTGGAAGGAGATGAACGACGCGCTGCTGCAAATCAAGCAGGGTGAGTTTGCTTGGATTGTGGACTACATACAAGCGCAGACAGACAGCTTTTACATCAAGGGCTATAAAACCCAGTGGTTTATTCACAAGTTTGCCATGCAAAAAGGCAGCGCGGTCAGCATTGCGGGCAAACACCGTTACTGGCAACTCATCATTGTCGATGAGGCCGCTGGTGTCGCTGATGAACACTACGATGTCATCAATGGCACGCAAACCCAAGGCGGCAATCGCACTTTGCTTGCCTCACAAGGGGCACGCAACGCAGGATTTTTTTACAACACCCACCACAGCTTATCCATTGCCAATGGCGGCAATTGGCACGACTTGAGGTTTTCGAGCGAAAACTCGCCGTTTGTGACCTTGGAGTGGCTCAAGAATGTTGAGTTTGAAAGCGGTGGCAAAAACAGTGTGGAGTACCGTGTTCGTGTGCTTGCTCAGTTTGCCGAAAATGAAAACGAGAACCTGCTTACCCGAGCGGCGCTTGAAACTTGCATTAAGCAACCCAGCCCGATACGAGCTGATGATGCATGGGGCTGGTTGTTGTTGGTGGACGTGGGCATGGGCGAATACCGTGATGATTCGGTGTGCGTGCTGGCTAAGGTCTGTGGGGATGATGATTTTGGTGACAATGCCCGTCGTATCGAATATGTGGATATTCCGATATGCACCAACAGCAAAGACATGACCGACTTTAGGGGGCTGGTCAGTGAGTTGTACGATAGTTTATCCAATGCCACCATTGTGGTTGATGCAGGCGGTGCGGGGGCTGAGTTTGCCAAGTTGCTGGAGCGTGACGGTAAAAACGTCAAACGCGTCAACTGGGGCAATCCGTGCTTTAAGAAAGCCTACAAGAACCGTTATTTTAATCTCAGGGCTTGCGCCATGGTTCGCTTCAGGGATGCGGTGCGTCAAGGCCGAATCAGCATCACGCCAAACCTTGAGCGTATTCTGAAAACCAAACTGCTGTTACAAGGTTCACGCTTACCGTACAGCTTCACAGAAGAGGGCGCACTGCGTTACAAGATGATGAGCAAAATTGACATGCGTGCCAAGGGCATCAAGTCACCTGACATTATTGATGCGATGAGTTTTGCATTTTTAGAGGATGTTTACTACAACGTTTCGGATGCGGCGCTGGATGTGAGTGGTGAGGAAGAGACAGCGGCAAATTTCCTTGAGGAAGCCAAGGCGTTGTTTGCTGAGATAAAATGAGTTTTTAACCACTTAGCCATTGATCAATATGACACACAATACTTTGACTGAAATTTTAGAGAAAATTGAATGCTATACGTGTAACTCCCGCTATAAGTTGATTCGTCATTTACCCGCTGAAAACAAAGGTGAGAAAGTACTCAGGCTATTGTTTAGCTGGAAAGGTTTTATTGCCTTGTGGTTGTTAGGGATGGTGCTGTTGTTTTGGTGGGTGTCTTATGAAATAGCGGATTTTTGGGCTCAATTTGTACGGGAATCATGGAGATTTAGATTCATCCTGTTTTTTATTTTTACTCTTTTAAGTACAGGTTTTACTATTTTATTTCAAGCCATAATTGGACTATTGGGCAAAGAGTTTACTGCTAAAAAGCTATTGCGAGAAGGTTTTACATATCTGCAAAAAGACAGCAGAGATTTTTTGGTGTTGCAGCGTTTTTTAGCGAGTAAAGCCTTGCCTGACCTGCAATGTGCCCATATTTTTTTTGCGAATAGCCCGCCGTTTAGTGTTTTTGCTATGCCTTTAAAAAAAGCAGTGGCTTGGGTGTTTTCATTTTTTGCAACGACTACGGCTGTGTTTACTTTTTTGTTAAAAGCAGGTGAATCTCAATCGCTTCTCAAGCAGTTAGAGTCCATGATAATGGCATCCAAAATGGAAGCGTTCCTTGCTTTAGAGATTGTCGTGCTAACATTCCTGTTGGTGGCTGTGTATTACATGACAACTGCCAATTGGTATGAGCAAAAGAACAAACGGGTGATTGCGTTGTTGGCACTGTTGATTGATCAAAAGCAGCACGATGAGTCAAAAGGCCAAAGGGCGAAAGGCTCATAAAAACGCTGCCTGCCAATGATTTAATGCTCATGTGTCACTGATGCATGAGCTCTTTTAAGGCAAGTCAATCACACAGTTAGCGTCATGATATGCCACAATTAACTAGGCTTTAACTGCTATTAATAATACAGCGAGCGGCGCGTACAATTTTGCTTCGTTGTCTAGTGCCTTAAAAACTATCTTGTTTTATTGTATTGAGTCTTATCCCCAAAACCCGTGAATAACCCTGTGGATAAGATTGGGACAAGGATAAAAAACCCTTGTGCGTCAATGAGTAAACCAAGATTGCTCAAAGTTTCAGCAGTGTAGATACTGATTCAATAAAAAACACGGTTTGAGTGACCGTGTTTTTTCATGTCTGAACCCCCAACTGTTTGAGAGATACCGCCACTTAGAATTGACCTTTAGCATTCGCAAAGCAAAAGGCAAGTATGGCACTCAAACACGACAAAGATGGCTTCTTAGTGGGGCGTGGCGGTAAAGATATTTTGGAGGTCATTCACGACAATACCGAAGAGATATTAAACCATGTCAAAGCCGTGCCACCCGCCCAGCCATCACCCAAACTGCACATCGGTTTAAAGCTGCCCAAAGCCAGTCCTCCAACACCACAATCCAAACCACGCAAGCAATCCCATGGCATTCGCCACCGTGATGCCAATGGCCGTTTTATCGAACGTGGTGCATTGCCGACAGCACAAGACAAAAAAATCAATCAAAGTCATGCGGTCACACACAAGGCGCAGCAGGAGCAAATCAAACTGCTCAAGCGTATGGCAAAACAAAAGACCTCTGACAAATCTTATCAACCCACGCCCAGTGTTTTGAGGGGCAAGGGGCTTAATCGAGCCGCAATGGAATTTGTGCAAGGTAAAGCGGCTGGTCAGAGCAGTGGTGCACCATCGAGCAAAACAAGTGGTTTTTTGGGAGGTTCAAAGAAACTACTCGGTGGAGTGGCTCGGGCTGGCGGAGGCTTGATGCGCCGACTGCCCGTGTTGGGTACGTTACTGGGATTGGGCACAGCGGCGTGGCAGATGTCGCGCTTGGGTGATGCCAATTTACCTGATGAGCAAAAGGGGCATCAAAAGGCAGGCGTTTGGGGCAAACTCGGTGGCGGCTTGGCAGGCGCTGCCGCAGGTGGTGTGGCGGGTGCCACCATTGGCTCAGTAGTGCCTGTTGTCGGTACGGCATTGGGCGGCATGATTGGTGCTGCGATTGGCAGCATGGAGGGTGAGCAGATCGGACAAAACGTTGGTGAATGGTTGTACCAAAAGGATTGGAAAAGCGCGTGGGACAACACACGCCATGACATGACCACATTGTTTGGTCACAGCACCCGCTCATTGACTACTTTTGCACAAAATGCCTTTGAGCGTTTCCAAGCCACGTTTCCGGTGATTGCAGGCCATATTCAAGCCATGGCGCAAAGTGTTCAAGATGTTGCTAAAACCGCCATGTCAAATGTCATGGATGGGATTCAGGCTGCAAAAGACGCGTTTCACGACCACAACGTGCAAGGCGCTAATCCCGATGGCACGCCAACCACAGCGCAGAAAATGGGGGCAGCGGTGGGTAGTGCGACCAGAACCAGCGTTGATTGGTTGAAATCAAAAAATCCATTTAGTTACGAGGGACTCAAACTCAAAGCGGGCGCGACCAATGGCGGTACAACTGAGAATGGGCTCACAGCCATGGTACATGCGATCAATGACCGATTTGGTAAAGACGTATTGCGTCACGCCTCATTGAACGATGAATATCATAAAAACATGGGTTATCACTCATTGCACAAAGATGGCTTGGGGTTTGATACCACGTTTGACTCGGCCAACCAAATGCAAGCCAAGGGGCTCAACAATGGCAAAAACACCGCCGCCAAGCAGCGTTACAACGAAATCAAACAATACGTCGAATCCATGGGCTTTACGGTGGGCGGCAAAGGCACAGACATTCAGTTGATTGACGAATACAACAACAAATCCAAAAAAGCCACAGGCGGTCACATTCACTTTGCGTTTCGCAACAAGGGTGCGGCCAAGCGGTACGAGGACATGGTGCGCCATGGGCTACCCAGCTTGACCCAGTCAGCCGTCCCATTGACACAAACCACACCAACCATCACTACAGGTGCAAGCCAGCAAATCATCAAACCCAAAGGTGCTAAAGGCTCATTCACCATGGCACAGTTGAATCAAACCTTTGCCCTCGATGACAAACTCGGTTTGCAGCGTGGGATGGTTGCGGGTCAAATGTACCAAGAAAGCAAACTCGATCCCAACGCAGTCAGCCACGCGGGTGCGAAAGGCTGGGCACAAATCATGCCAAAAACTCAAGCGGGACATGAGGCAGATGCCAAACGAACGTTCAACCCTGCCAATTTTGAGGATGCCCTCAAAATGCAGGAAATGAGCCTAAACACATTCCGTTATAAGAATGGCAAACGCGCACTGGGCAAAGTATCAGATGAAGCCATGTTCAGAGGCTATAATGGCGGCTGGAATGGTCAAGCGGGCAAACTTAATGGTGCTGAGAACCGAGAATACTATGCCAAGGTGATGGCGGGGCGGCAATTGGTTTTAGCGGCCATGGGCAACGTATCCACACCGCCCAAGTCTAAGACAGCACAACCGAATAAACCCGCTTATCCCATTACAGGTGTCACTCCTCAAACCATTGGCTCACCAATGATTCATCAAGTTACCGCACCAAGCATTCAAACCCCAGCCATTGCCACACAGGCCATCGCTGTGCCCAGTATCACCGTAGCGAGCAGCTCAAGCCAACGCACGCAAGTGCCTGTTGTTCCAGACTCAAACCCACCACAAGCCCCTTATTTGGCACACAAAAGTCTGTCTCAACGAGTCAGTCATGACAAAATCGCATGGGCGGTCTCAGGAGGGATTGGCATAGCATAGCCATTAGGTCAAGAGAAGGTTTTTGAGTGACGGGCGATAATGTGTAAAAAGATAAATAGCTTTTAGCATTGGGCTTCACATGATGCCCCCAGTGTGCAGGTGGCACAAGAGGTTGGTGACCGAGGAATGGGGCGCATCGCCTCGGCTGGGTGTGTGTGAGGAGGGGTGTTTATGGCAGTCCCAATTGACATCAGTGAAATCAATAGAGACTTAGCGGATTTGCTTCAAATTATTGATGACTGGCTTTGGCGCGAATAATTAAATCAATCAATTGAATCATGGCTTGTTGTTCTTCTTCTGACAAAGTGCTGATGCGGTTAAATAGCATAGACTGTGTCGGCGAGAACTGGGGTAAGTCATCGGGCGATTCATAACCTGTGCGCAACCAGTGCACGGAAACATTGAACCAAGCAGCCAAAGTCAGGAGGTATGGCTCCGATGGCATGAACTGACCTGTCATCCAATAATGCACAGCTGTGTCGCTGACAGGTTTGCCTTTGTGTCGTAAGTTAAATTGAATTGCCACTTCTCTGGCGGTTTTGAGTTTGGGGGCGACTGTTTCTAATAGTAATAGAAACCGCTCGGTAAATAATTGTGCTTCCGTTTGAGTCAGAGTGTTCATGGGCAAATTATCCAACCATGACAAGACCAACAAAAAAGTATAGATTTGATTTATTTTAAATAATAGCTTATAGTCTCGGAAATGCTGAGTTATCCCCCAGCATTTAATTGCCAGTCCTCTTGCCAAAAGGTATAATGGCAGGTTAATTTTCTGCTCAATACCATAAGCCCCCTCATTCATGCGTTTCAATCACAGCGTTCGGATTTTGTTCACCGCAGGCATCTTGATGATGCCTGTGCTTTTGCGTGCACAAGCAGCGCCAACATTGCCAGACATCCAAACCGACGAGTTGCGCCGTGCCCAAGATCGAGCAAAGCAAGTACAAGAACAGCAGCCACCGGCGCCTGATGTTCGTTTGGATGGAGAGCAGGCCAAAGATAAGCCTGTCACCATCACGCTGCCATTGACTGAATCGCCGAGCTTTCTTATCAAGCACATTGAGCTGGTTGGTGATTCTGCGCAGACGTTCGGGTTTGCATTGGATAAAGCCCTGAACCAAACGGGTTTGATGGCGATTGACACACAGTCAGGCGAGCGCATTATTGTCACGCAAGCGAATCATCGAGTGAAAGGTCAACTNTCATGACCGCTGCACAGAACGCTATTATTGACCGTGGTTACACCACCACACGCATTCTTGCGGAACCGCAAGACCTTAAAAGTGGCACTTTGCAGCTCACCGTCATTCCTGGTCGAGTACGCAACATCACATTTGACCAAACGAACGCGGATAAGACCAATGTCACGCGTGCGCATAGCTTCAATGCGCTACCGATTAAAGAGGGCGACATCCTCAATCTGCGTGACATCGAAATGGGTTTAGAAAACCTCAAACGCGTGCCCACAGTTGAAGCCGACATCAAAGTCGCACCGGCTGACAAACCCAACGAATCGGACCTCATCATCACTTGGGCACAGAAGTCCATCCCGTTTCGTGGCAACCTCACATTAGACGACACAGGTGCTCGCAGCACGGGCAAATATCAGGGTGGCGCGACGTTGTCCATCG